TATGACGCAGGCGGTTCTAACATCATACACCCTGCAACGACCGCAGGAGGAGACAAAGATGCGTCTGTTGATTTAGGTTACGCAGACTCTCGCTTCAAAGACCTTTACCTGTCAGGCACTCCTTACATTGGCGGCACATCAGCTGGTCAGTCGGTAATTCAAATGTTAGCTAATCCAACTAATGGCGCTAACACAATCCACTTTGGTGATGCGGCAAGTGGTGCGGCTTCGTATGTCGGCTACATTAACTACGCTCATGATTCAAACAGTATGCAGTTTGCGGCAGGCGGCAGTGAGGCCGCTAGGTTTGATAGCTCTGGCAATTTGTTGGTTGGGACTACTTCTACTTCAGGCATGGGAACAACCAATAGAGGAGTATTACTCAGAACAGACGGTGGTAGTGGCGCTTATATTCAGATCGCTGATTTAGGAACCGCAGCCAAAACACTAGTGTATTTCCAAAATGGTAATGGGACTGTTGGATCAATAGTTACATCCGGATCTGCTACTACCTACAACACCTCTTCAGACCAACGCCTCAAAGAAAACATCGCAGACGCACCTTCTGCTTCTGACGACATTGACGCTATCCAAGTACGTTCGTTTGACTGGAAGGCTGACGGGTCACACCAGAAGTACGGCATGGTTGCTCAGGAGCTACAGACTGTTGCACCAGAGGCAGTGTCTGAGGGAACAACCGAAGAAGACATGATGGGCGTAGACTACTCAAAGCTAGTACCTATGCTTGTAAAAGAAATTCAATCACTACGTGCCAGAGTGGCACAACTGGAGACTAACTAATGGCTACATGGACTATCGCAAACCTTGAGCGTAACTTGGCAGACGGCGGTGTAACCGTTGCACACTGGCGTGTTACTGAATCTGAAACTGTTGGTGACGACACATTTACTGCATCCTCATACGGCACTGTAGGCTTTACACCTGACCCTGACGCTTCTGACTTTGTTGCTTACGACAGTTTAACTGAGGCTGACGTGCTGGCATGGGTACACGCAGAGGTAGACCAAGACGCTACTGAAGCGGCACTGACGGCTAACATCGAAGCGCAGAAGAATCCTGTGTCTGGATCAGGAATGCCTTGGTAATGCCTGAGATTGATGACGACACCAGAGTAGCTATACCGCTAAGAAACTTAGTTGCTCTTGGTGCTGGCATCGTTATGGCTACTACTGCTTACGTAACGCTAGACACTCGTATCATCTCTATTGAACACGGTCAAGAAATACAGAACATGAACATACTGGAAAACTCTGCGTTTGTTCGTGAATGGCCTTTGGGTCTACGTGGTGCGTTACCAGACGATCTTATACAGAACGCTAAGATCATGGCTCTGGAAGAACGCAACGTAGAGATACACGAGTTACGCAGGCAGCTAAATAAGATAGAAGTAGAGATAGGTAAACTGAATGCACAGGTAACTGTGGATCATCAAAGTGGTAAGGAATAATCATGTCAAATCTAGAGCAGGCAATAAGTCGGTTAGAAGCTCATGAGCGTGAGTGTAGTATTCGTTATGAAATGATTCAGATGCAACTGGATGCACACAATCAACGCTTTGATAAGCTTGAGAAGATGATGACAGGTGGTTTTGCTTCTATTTCTATTATCGTCACTATGGCTATTGCTATCTTGGAGTTTGCTAGATGATACAGGCTTTGATTGGCCCTATTGTTAATCTTGTCGGTGGACACCTTCAGCGTAAGGCAGAAGAGAAGAAGGCTGTCCATGAGCGTAAGATGGTAGCTATACAGCAGGACGCTAACTGGGAAAACATACATGCAAACAACGCAAGTAGTTCATGGAAAGACGAATGGTTTACCGTCTTGTTCTCAGTCCCATGTGTGCTTGCGTTCTTTCCTAGTATGGTGCCTGTAGTGATGAATGGGTTTGCTGCTTTAGACGCTATGCCTGAGTGGTACAAAGGTTTTCTAGGCGCTGCTGTTGCAGCATCGTTTGGCCTACGTGGTCTGGCTAACTGGAAGAAATAAATGTCTGCCCTTACTGATTTTTTACAGTTTATAAATCGAACAAACCGTGATTTAGGAATGCTTCAAGAAGCACAACGAATGGCGGGCGATAAAGATTTATTAGACGAAAATACTGGTGACACTCCAATAGGAGAGCTTGACCCCGGCTTAGCAGAAGAAAGTGTTTGGGACATGCTTACTTCTATTATGGCAGGGACTCAAGGCACTATTGAAGGTCTTGACCCAGAAACTATAGATGCTCTTCAAACTGCTTTAGAAGGTGTTAATGACGAAGAATTACGTACTGTAGCTGCAGAAATACTTGAGGCAGGTGGTTATCAAGAATGGTTAGCACAACAACCTACAGGTGACCCCGGCCCAGTAAAAGGAGACCCTCCAAAACAAGCTCCTATACCTCAACCTGAGCCTGAACCTGAGCCACCAGAACAAAGAACCATTAGCTTAGAAGACTTTCTAGATATTTATTCTGATAACCCAGATGATGATAATTATCTTGACCCTGAAGAGTACATGGAAGGTGGAACATACACTGATCCTGAGACAGGTGTTATTTATGTTATAAACATTCCTCCTACATTAGAACCTGAGCCAGAGCCTGAGCCAGAAGGTGGTGGAGGCGGTGGTGAGCCAGAGCCACAACCTGAGCCAGAACCTGAGCCAGAACCTGAGCCAGAACCTGAGCCACAACCAGAGCCTCAACCTGAGCCAGAACCGGAACCAGAAGGTGGTGACGCTGGAACTACTGGGGTAGTTATAGGAGAAGACGACGACTGGGTATATCAAGGTAATGGTATATTTAGAAGAGAGTCTGACGGTGCTGTTATTGATGTAAACAACCCAAACAGTGATTATTACGATCCTGATTATGATTCTAACAACGACCCTTATGTTATTGGCGACATTTATGGCGGTCCGGGTCAAGTTGCTGAACCAGAGCCTGAACCAGAGCCTGACCCTCTTATAACATGTCCTGAAGGTTTTGAATACAACGATCTCTTTGGTGCTTGTATGCCAATAGAGTTTGAACCAGAGCCAGAACCAGAGCCACAACCAGAGCCTCAACCAGAGCCTCAACCAGAGCCACAACCAGAGCCACAACCAGAGCCTCAACCAGAGCCTCAACCAGAGCCACAACCAGAGCCTCAACCAGAGCCTCAACCAGAGCCTCAACCAGAGCCTCAACCAGAGCCACAACCAGAGCCTCAACCAGAGCCTCAACCAGAGCCACAACCTGAGCCTCAACCAGAGCCACAACCAGAGCCTCAACCAGAGCCACAACCAGAGCCTCAACCAGAGCCTCAACCAGAGCCACAACCAGAGCCAGCTCCTGCTCCAGCTCCTGAGCCACAACCTGAGCCACAACCTGAGCCGGGTACTGGAGGCGACGGAGACGGAGAAGGTACTGGTACTGGAGATGGAACGGGTACTGGAACAGGGACGGGAACCGGAGATGGTAATGGAGATGGTGATGGTGATGGGACAGGAGACGGTAACGGTTTAGGAAGCGGTATGTTATCTGGTACTCCTTTTGAAACTGACGGTGTGTCTCAGTTTGGAATTGCGTACCAAACTCCTCAGATACGACAAATTGAAATGCCTTATACAGATTATAACCAAGAGCTTTTAGCAATGATTGAAAGACTTACAAATAATAGAGGGATGCTCACGTGACATACCTAAATGTAGTAAACAATGTCCTGCGAAGGATGCGAGAAGAAGAAGTTTCTTCTGTACAGGACAACACCTATGCAAAAATGGTAGGGGACTTTGTTAACGACGCAAAACGTACCGTAGAAGATGCTTGGGACTGGTCTGCGCTACGGACTACCCTAACGATCACTACTACTGACGACATCTTCAATTACGTACTTACTGGTAGTCAAAACAGAATCAAAGAGTTGAATGTTATTAACGACACTTCTAATATAATTATGGAGTATCGTCCTGCTAAGTACTTTGATGAACAATACTTAGTACAAAACCCAGTAAAAGGTTCTCCTAAATTTTTCACGTACAACGGTGTTGACAGCGACGGCGATACTCAGATTGATGTTTACCCAAAGCCTGACGGTGTTTATACGATTAGGTTTAACTGTGTTTTACGTGGCGCTGACTTGTCTGCTGATAGTGATGAGATGTTAGTACCTAGTATGCCTATCATTCACTTAGCTATTGCTTTGTTGGCACGTGAACGTGGTGAGACAGGCGGTACATCTGCTCCTGAATACTTTGCTATTGCTGATCGTTATCTATCTGACGCTATTGCATTGGACGCTCAAAAGCACCCAGAAGAAGTAATCTTCTATACGCCGTGAGGTAGCTATGGCTCAACAATTACAAAGTATTAATCTTGTTGCACCGGCCTTCAAAGGAATCAATACAGAAGATTCTCCGCTGGCACAAGACCCTTCGTTTGCTGACATTGCTGACAACGCAGTGATTGACAAGCGTGGACGTATTGCGTCACGTAAAGGTTACAGCGTTATTACAACGGACAAGACTGAGTTAGGCTCTGCAAAGATCAGAGCAATCAAAGAGTTTGAAGACAACGCTGGCAACACTAAAGTGTTTTCTGTAGGTAACAACAAGATACTTAGCGGTACTACAACACTTGTTGATGAAACACCTGTATCAGTTACGATTACTCAAGATAACTGGAAGATGGTTAACTTCAACGATAAGATTTATTTCTTCCAACGAAGTAACGAACCGTTAGTCTATGACGCTGTAGGAGGCTCTGTAGTGACCCTGAGCAGCGTTTCTGGTGCTGCTGGTGTTACTAGTGCTATGTACGGCAATGAGGTTCTAGCGGCTTATGGAAGGCTTTGGACAGCAGACGTAAACAATGACAAGTCTACTGTCTATTGGTCTGACTTGTTGATAGGCCATGATTGGTCTGGCGGTACTAGCGGTTCTATTAATTTAGCTAAGGTTTGGCCTGACGGGTACGACGAGATTGTAGCACTGGCTGCACACAACGGCCTTCTTATTATCTTTGGTAAGCACAGTATTGTTGTGTACCAAGGAGCTGAAGCACCAGCAACAATGTCCCTTTCAGACACTGTAGCAGGAGTAGGATGTGTTGCTCGTGACACTGTGCAGTACACTGGTACAGATGTGTTGTTCTTGTCACACACGGGACTCAAGAGTTTTGGACGCACGATTCAAGAAAAGTCAATGCCTATTACAAGCTTGTCAAGCACTATTTCTAAGGACATTATTGGCTTGTTGCAAAATGAAACTGAGTTTTACCGTTCTGTGTACAGCCCAGAAGAAGGTTTCTACTTGTTAACTTTTACTGCTCAGGACACAACCTTCTGCTTCGACGTTAGAGGCACATTAGATAATGGTGCGTATCGTGTTACTCGTTGGCCCGGCACAGGATTTACAGCTTACGGTAGACAGAACGACGGCACACTGTTGATTGGTAACGGTGAAGGCATTGGTGAGTACAGCGGTTACAGAGATAACGGAAGTAAGTACCGATTTAAGTACTATAGCCCCGGTCTGACCTTTGGTGATCCTTCACGTCTAAAGATACTTAAGAAGCTACGTCCGACGATTGTTGGTGCTAACAGTGCCATTATGTTTCTTAAGTGGGCCTATGACTTTGGTACATTCTTTCAGACCGCAGAGTTTACAGTAGGTAATCAGGTAACAGGCTACTTTAACGAAAGTGAGTACAACGAGACAGCAGAATTTACAGGTGGTGATCTTACGTCACGCCGTGGCATAAACACTACCGGAGGCGGTGGAGTTATAACAATTGGGTTGGAAGCAGACATAGACGGTTCAGGTTTGTCTCTCCAAGAGATTAACGTATTAGCACTAATGGGTAAAGTACTATGAGTAACTATACTAAGACCACTGACTTTGCCGCTAAAGACAGTCTACCTTCTGGGGACAGCGGTAAAATCATTAAGGGCGCTGAGTTTGAGACAGAATTTGACGCTATATCTACAGCTATCGCTACTAAGGCAGACACTGCTTCGCCTACCTTTACAGGTACAGTGACGATTCCTGCATTGACTTTTACAGGTACGCTGTCTACAGGAACAATTGACGGAGGTACGTACTAATGTCAGATGAATTAGCAAGACTTTTGGGTATAGGAGGCATTGCTGCTGCAGGTGGTCTTCTTACAGGGGCAGCCTATCAGCGCCTTGGTGATATAGGTGAAAGAGCCCGTACAGAAGCAGGTGACTTAGCTAGAACACAGCTTGAGCAAACACAGTTTAGGCCCTTTACTGTTACTACAGGTACTGGCGGTGTACTTCAGACAACTCCTGAAGGCGGCTTAGGTGTTACACTAGCGCCTCAAGAGCAAGCTATATCTCAACAGTTGATGGGTCAAGCTGGTCAAATGTTTGGTCAACCTGTTGCAGGACAGGCGCAGCTAACTCAGGCAGGTCTTGGTGCTCTTGGTGTAGGTCAACAACTTATGGGTCAGCCTACGTTTGGCATGGCTCCTACTCAAGCTGCTGCACAGCAAGCCTTTGGCCTTGGTGGTCAATTCATGGGCGCTGCTGGACAGCAACCTGCAGACATTAACCTCCTACGTGGACAGTTTGCAGGAGCAGTAGGCGGACTCATGGGTCAACAACCCAGTGCTGGTATAGGTGCTCTGGGTCAACAAGCGTTGGGCTTAGGCGGCGCTGGTTTAGCCGGAGGTGCTCCTGACGTAACTCAAGCGTTTGCTGGTGTACAAGATCCCGGTGTTAGAACTGCTGCAGGAGACCTTGCTGCTAGAGGCTTAGGCTTAGGTATGGCTGGTCTTGATACTGCTGCTCCTTCTGACGTAGAAGCCTTACGTCAACAGTACGGTGGCCTTGCGGGTCAAGCAGCACAACAGGCGTTACAACCTACAGGCGCACGAGAAGCAGAAGTTTTTGAGCGCATACGTGCTACACAGCGTCCTGAAGAAGAACGTCAGCGTCTTGCTTTGGAAGAAAGGCTGGCGGCACAAGGACGCCTTGGTACTCGTTCAGCGGCTTTTGGTGGTGCTACACCAGAACAAATGGCATTAGCTACTGCTCAAGAAGAGGCCCAAGACAGAGCGTCTTTAGCTGCTATACAACAAGCGGGGACGGAACGTCAGAGAGCCTTGGGTGAAGCTCAGGCCTTTGGTGGTATGTTTACACAACAGGCAGGTTTGTCAAGTCAGTTGCAGTCACAAGCACAACAACGGGCTTCACAGTTGTCACAACTTGGGTTGTCCGCAGAGCGTGTTCAGGCACAGCTTGAGTCCGAAGGTTTCGGAAGAGAAATGCAGTTGGCAGGAGCAGGTCTACAGGCACAACAAGCGCAGTCTGCTTTGCAGTCTCAGGCACAACAGAGAGCTACACAGTTGGCACAGCTTGGACTGTCTGCAGAACAGATCCAATCACGGCTTCAAACAGAAGGACTTGGAAGAGCTACTACTGCTGCTGGTCAAGCTGCTCAGTTGGCACAACTTGCTGGAGGGCTTCAGGCTCAACAGGCGGGCCTTGGTGCACAGTTTGCAGGCTTAGGTGCAAACCTAGCAGGACAACAGCAGGTTGTGGACGCCGCAAGACAAGAACAAGCGTTACAAGCGTTAACTGCAGGACAAAGCTTATTAGGCGGTGGACTTGGTTTACAACAGTTGCAACAACAGCTTGGCACAGGTGCTCTTGGCGCTGCTTACGTGCCACAAGCTCAAGCACTCAATGTGCTACAAGCTGGTATGCCTGCAGCAGAGTTGGCTCAACGTGCTCAGTTACAGGGCGCTGGTTTGTTCGGTCAGGCAGAAATGGGCGGACTACAAGCACTACTTGGTTCAGGTCTTGGACAGGCAGAACTATTTGGTCAACTTGGTACAGGACTGTTGTCTGGTCTAGCTACTCCAAATCAATCAGGCGGAAGCAGCATTGTAGACGCAATTGTAGACTACATAGGAAGTTGAGGATAACATAATGGCTACTTATTCACAAAGTTTTTTAAGTGCTCTAACAAGGCCGGGCTTTGCTCAAAACTTGGGAATGTTGGGAAGACAAATTGGTCAAATCCCCGGACAAGTACAGCAGCAACAAATGCTGGAAGAACAACGTAAAACACTGGCTGGCTTTGACCCTAACACTGTAGAAGGTCTTCAGGGTTTAGCTCAGTACTACCAGTCACAAGGCGACCTACAAAATGCAGCTAAACTTGCTACTGCTGCTAGAGACTTGGCAACTAAAGAAGCAAACGCAAAAGCCTTAGCCAACAGAAAAGCTCAAATTAAAACTCAGGCTGAAAACTTGGGTCTTGACAACATAGCGTCTCAGATTGAAAACGTGACTGATAACAAAGAACTTGGTGATCTTGTAGGCACCATGCTTGACTACCGTCTTAAAAATATGCCAACGCAAACGCCAGCCCAACGTAAGCAGTTAGCTAGACAGCGTGGTATCAGTGACAAACTGTTTAATGAACTAGGTTTAGCTCAGGCTCCTGACCAAGTTTTTAACGACGTACTCACAGGCCAGCGTGGTGGTGACATTGAGTTCTTCTTGAAGGACGGTAAAGTACTACCTTTCCGTACAGAAGGGGGACAGGTGTATGACAGAGAAAACAACACATGGGTCTCTGCTCAACAAATGGGTCTACGTAAACCGCCGCCTGAAGTACAAAAGATTGAAAACATTAGTGGTACTATGGCAGAAAAAATTATGGGCGAGGGTGTCAGTCGATTATCAGACGGGCTTGACGCTGCAAATAAGGCTGTAACCAGTGTTGAGTCTATTGATACGTCCCTTGAAAACATTGACAACATGTACTCAGGATATGGCGCTACGTTTAGAATGGACGTTGCTAGAGCAGCGCGTGTAGCAGGTATTGACATATCAGACGCAAACCAGATCGAAGACACGCAAGAATACGCTTCATTGGCAGGTGCTCGTGTTGCTGACTACATTACCAACTTAGGTGCTGGTACAGGTTTGTCAGACAAAGACAGAGAGTTTGCAGAAAAAGTAGTAGCAGGCGACATTGGAATGAGTACTGGAGCTATGCGTAGACTGTTGACTACTATTAGAAAGCAAAATGTACGTACAATTAACCAGTACAACACTTTAAGAGGGGCAGTAGATAATGAACTAAAGGGAAGCGAAAAAGCAGCTATGGCTTTCTACCCTCTGGTTGACATGCCTCCAGAAATGGTTGAGACCGAAGTTGACGACACTGATTTGACTACAGGGTCAACAGTAACAGTAAGTGGCACTCAATACATAGTGGACTAATAATATGAAGACAGCAACTGATCCAACAACAGGTAAAAAAGTATACTGGGACGGACAACAGTGGTTGCCTCTTAAGACCGCCACTAATCCACAAACAGGAGCACAAGTAGGTATCGCAGGAGGACAGACGTTCCCTTTGAGTACTCCTACTGCTTCTCCTTCTGTTAGTGACATGTTTGGACCTGAGATGGCTGCACGAGAAACCCTCAGAGGCGAACTAGAGCAGTTTGGTCCTGAGGTGTCTCGTAGAGCACAAAACGTCATGGGAGACGACCCAAGCCTTCTACGGCAACTTTATCAGGCACCGGAGTTAGCCCTCATTGGAGGCTCTCAAGCAGCTAGAGCAGGCGGTGCAACATTAGCTACTTACATTAGCTCTTGGATTCCTAATTCAGTCAAGGAAGGAGCAGAAGCAGCCTACGACAAGATTAAGGACACTGATGCCTTCCGACTAGCAGCCCAAGCAGCTTCTCTGGGTGACGCAGGTTACCAAGCCTTTAAACAACGTATGCCGGAGGCCGCAGAACGCTTTGAGTCTGCTGTAGACGTAGGTCTTTTGTTTAGTCCTAGGCCTGACATCCCAAGACTAGACATAGCCAAAAGAGGCGCACAAAAGAAAGCCACGCAGCTGGTAAGAGAAAACAAGAAAGGCGGTGTTACACTTCTGTTGGAACCTGTGACGCCAGAGATGCGAGACGTGTTTGAAGAAAAAGGTGTACTACGTACAAAAACGTGGGAACCTAGTGACTTTGACAACTTGGTTATTGACACGGTCACCGACATGAAGGGCGTAAAGCCAAACCGCTCGTACACCTACAATTACCGTGAAGTGCAGAAAGAAGTAGCAGGAGCTAAGGAAGCTACTGACAAAATGATTGTAGCTCAAAACAAGGCTATTAACGCTGACAAGTTTCTAGAGGACATGCAAGGAGCTGTCGATGAAGTCCTCAAAGACGACATCGTCCGCATAGCAACAGGAGACATTCAGAAGCAGCTTAATGAACTGTCAGAGATTGTCCTTGAGTCTGTACAGACCAGTGGTTCAGATCTTGTGGGTGTACTAGAGGTTCGACGAAAGTTTGATGACCTAATCAACAACTTTGACGGAACACCTAACGCTAAGTCTATTGCTGCTCGTAAGATCCGTGGTGTGCTCAACGACACACTGAAGGCCAACACCCGTGGAGACAAGCTTCACAACCTATTGACTAAGCAGTTTCACGGTATCACAGCTATGGAAGACATGTTACCTAAGCGCAACGCAGAGGCCAGAGACGTAGTTAGTCGCGCCGTGCGTAACTTACAGTCTGTAGACCTCCTTCCCAACACTGTCCTAGCTCTTAGTGCAACAGGTACTACAGCCTTGGGTCTTGCTGGTGGTGCCGTGCCTGCTACCATTGCTGGTGCTTTAGGTGCCACAACGTATGTTGGACTACAAACGCTTAAACCACGGAACGCCGCAAGAATCTATGCGTCTATGCTTTCTGCTATTGACAAAGCAATTCCTCTTACCAAAGGCACTGCTTTGAAAGAACTAGAGATGGACCGAATCCTTATAGTTGACCTCATTGACCAAACTCGTGAAGAGATTAAGGAAGAAGAGAGTGAGTGATTTTCAGAAGAAACGACAAGAGTACGCAGCAATACGTAGAGGGGCTTCTAGGGTAGGGTCTACGGCACAAACCTACAGGCAACAAGCTGCTTCTGCTTTTCTTAATCCTGCTATTGAAAACCCTTTTGGTTCTCTAGACCTGCCCGTATACGCTGGGTCAGAAGGGTTACCTATGTCAGCCCCTAGAAAAACCACAGTTGACGCTATGGCTCCTCTTAACTTTGTTGCTGAAGAAGCACTAACTCCTGCTAACTACGTCCCCGTAGGCGGTCTTGGGATGATGCGTAGGGGCGCTCAAATTACACAAGAGGCTCTGCCTAATCTAAACAGGGCGCAGGAAAACGCTGGTTTGTTCTTGAGTTCCCCTAGAAATTTAATTAAGAACTTCTACGGCCCTACTGACATACCCGCAGACGCTGTACCTAACGTGGTTGACAGATATATAGCCAGAGACCCTCAAGGTTTTGCAAATACGGTAGGAAGAATACCTAAAGTCGGCCCTATGGTGGCAAACACGGTTAAAGACGCTAAAAGCGCTGAAGAAGTGATGCAAGGTAGAACTAGAGTACAAGACTTTTTAAGCTGGGCTGGAGAAGGCACACGGGAAGGTTTGTTTAATCTAATGAACCCTGATGCCCGTGCTATGTACTACAGCACAGGGGTCAACCCTATGACTGTAAGAGTAGCGCAGGAGTCAGCCGAAGGAACACAGAGAGATTTAGCAAAGGCTATCGCCCAAGGCCAACAAAATATTGTTACTAACACCCGCTTAGGCAGACAAGGGCCTGTTGATCCTACGCTTGACACAGTAGACAGAATTAGTTACATGTCTGATACTGTCCCCTTCCGCTCCGGTGTTTACTCTGACTTGGTGAATCAGGTCGGTGCTAGAAACAATACACCTCAGAGAGACCTTGACTTCTTTGAAGAACACATTGGTAACGTCTGGCAGACAGGCAAGGGAGAAAAAGCAGAGAGATTTGTTGATGCAGCATCTCCAGTAATTAATGTAAAAACTCCTACTACTTTCCAAACAGGCAATCATGCGTTTGACTTTGCGCACAAAGGGCCTGTACGGACGTTTGCTACTTTGTTTAAAAACAAGAAGAACGTAAGTAACGAAGAAATGCTTGAGAAGTTTAAGTCTAGTCCTAAACTTACGTTGCACCCTAAGATGGGCAAAACAGACGAAGAGATACTTGCTAACGCAAAAGCAAACGGTGGTTTCTACTTCACTGGATCAATGGTTGGCACAGGTATTACAGAAGGCGGTGTAAACTACGTAGGCAAGATAACTCCTAGAGGAAGAATAACAGCGGTAGTGTCCGACGAAAACAACTTCCTTGAAAATGTACCTGTCGTGGGTAAAGCAGTAGAAACAGCACTGCCTAATCGCATTGTAAACGCTACGCCGCCTATGATCTTTGACGCTTCAAGTGACAACGCAATGGCTTTAGCAAGGACAGTCAAGGTTCCAGCAAAGGACGAAATGACTGAGTCCTATACGGAGTTAGTAAAGGCAGTAGCAGGCATAAAAGCAGACCCTCAGGTTGTCAAAGGTGAGCGCCTATGGTCTGCTGGTATGTTGACTACGGCTGGTGGTCTTGGGGTTAGAGGACAACAAGAGGAAGACTAGAGACGCTCTAGTACCCACTTTAGACCCATGATCTCACCTCTAATCTCGTTGTTGCGAGCAGCAGGTATAGACTTGGTTAGTTTGTTCTCAAGTACTCTTATGCGTACTTCGATGTCACGTTTGATGTTCATGGTTTCACCTAAGTAAATACGGGGGCACTAAGGCCCCCTTTTGTTTACAACTCGCAGTTATTACCCGTGCAAGCCAACTGTTGTGACCCTTCGGTCATGTCAGAGTTCTCAGAGATGTTCCAGTCGATAGTCTCAGGGAACGCCTCCTTCAACTTCTCAAACGTCTCCAGATCAATAGGTTCGTAAGGAGCCTGTTGGTACGTGTGTTCTGAGTAAGGCAGGAAGCTTACGCCACTGATCTTGTCGAACTTGTTGTACAACCACTGACCCACCTCAAGGAACTCGTCGTCACGATAGTAACACGTCATTGACGGCTTATGTTCACACCAGAAGTCCTGATAGATCTCCCATAGCTCTAACTGTTCCATAGCACCCATCTCAGAGGCCACCACAGCCCCGTCAGGGGACTTTATGGGGAAGGAGAATACCTTGGTAGTGGGTGACATTACGTCGTCCTCTACGGGGATTCCTGCTGCCTCAAGGACGGTACAGAGGGGGTCTCTTGCGTCCGCTCTAACTCGTCTAATGTATTGATCCGCATATCTAGGGTGGATGCCACTAGCAGAATCAACCAACTGACTAACAGTACCGGAAGGTTTAACAGCAGTAATGGCAGCGCTAAGATTAATACCAAGCTTGCCAGCCCATTCCGCATTAGTACTAATTGATTCCTCTTTGAGAGCCACGAGCCAATCCTTAAGTTTTTCACGATCATCCCTCCCTGACAACACAGCGTGGTCCATGATGCCTGTTAGTGATACACCAAGAAGTGCTTCTTCTTCTGTATTCTTCTGCCACACCTTGCGGAGGTAGCGGAAGTCGGTTAGCGTAGCCTGAAGAGACCCAAGGATAGTTGCAACACGTACTTTTCGCTTGAGGTCTGACAACGTATCTCCTGCCCTGACAACAACTTCCGAAAGATTACAGAACTGGTAGGGCCGGAGGATGATCTCTGAGCATGGATTAGTTCCAAAATCATAGGTAGCATCTCGTCGCTCGTTCTTTGCAGCTTGCTTTTGACTTGCGACTCTAGAGAACATACCTCGTTCTCCGGAGCGGGACTCGTATAAACTTTTCCACTCATTTAGGAATGCCTCAAAGTCTGGCTTCTCTGTATAACACGCACTGTTATTGGCTAGTCCCCGCTGAGGATTATCTTGCCACCACTGTCCTGATTTGCATCGTCGTAGTCTATCGTCGGTAAGATTAGACAGACTGATGAGAGCGGACCTGCGGACACCCCCGACAACGACGATCTGTGCAATCTTACAGCAGAGATCGTGACACTCGATGGAGCTAAGTTTACGTCCAGCAGCTTCCCGAAAGACACTGACTGTGAAGTTGAACAGATCGACAAGAGGCTCTGGACCAGATGCTCTACCCCCGAAAGTCTTAAGGGTTGCCCCTGCAAGTCGTACTCCAGACACGTCCCATTTTGGAACTTGGCCTGAATAGAGCAGGCTGATAAGTTCTCTGTAAGCTTTAGCCCATCCAATTTTGCTGTCAGCGACATGTATAACGGTATCTGTGGCATGAAAGTCCTCTGCTACTTCTGGTAATTTAGTTACGTACTGACGCTCCACACTGAAGCCCACACCAGTGCCACACATCAAGACGTACATCATTTCGTCAAATGCTTTAGGGTGGTCGATAGGCATGTAGGAGCAGTTAAACCCAGCTACATTGTCACGGTCTAAGGCCTCTCCAGCAGTCATAAGTGCTCGCATGGAGGGCATTACGTTCATGTCGTGAATGTCTGCAAAGATGCCGTTAGCTTCTTCAAGGCTCAACTTACCCTTCTCAATCCAGAAGTTTAAGTACCTGTCTATAGTTTCTTCCCAAGTCTCCCGTCGCTGTTCCTCTGGCAGGTAACGAGCGTAGCGGGACTTGTGTATGTACTGTTGATATGCGTCCATTAATTTAGTTCCTTAATTAGTCGTTCGATGTACCACCGACACTTGCGTAAGTCTTCGATGGGTTTACCTTTGTAGTCGTAGCGCCAGAGGTACTTCAGTGCGTTACCCTTGAGATAACCATTAAACTCATGTTCAGGCATGGACGCTTTGATTGCTTCGATGGCTTCGATTGCTCCTTTGTTGTAGTGGTCAGGCTGATCCACAGGGTCTACCTTCTTCGTCTTCTTCAGTATAGAAATCCCGTCCCACTCTGCAGGAGTCGCATCATCAATACTCATTTTCTTCCTCCTCTAGCTCTTGTTCAAACACGTCTAGTCTGTTGATTAACTTGTCCTCAAACCTGTCCAGCATCTCTTCTGAGGTTATCTGCAGGGCCTCCAGCAGGTCGTCTGGGTCAAAGGTTTTCAAGAGGCGTTCCTTAACTTCCTCTAGTGTTAGCGACATGGTCAATCAACTCCTGTAGTGTCTCTATAGTATACCATAAAATGTTCTCTTTGTCACACCATTCTGACATAGTCATCTTAGCCCCCTTCCGAATCTTTTTGTTCGGTTGCATAAGAACAAAGATTAACTCTTGTCCTTCTGGGAGTGAGTCCCTGATGCTCGTATATTTTTTCGTATCTCCGTCTCTGAAATATCCTTTGCATTCAACAAGAGATAGACCGCTGCTATCGACAAAATCAGGACGATAAGACCTAGAAATAGTGTAGGGGACAGTGAAAGGCTCATAGTCAAACTCCTTTAGTACTTTGCTGACATCGTCTTCGAACGTGCTACGAAATCGTGATTTCTTGGACTTTCGGCTCATTATGTACCTCTGTTAAATAACGGGGACCTGAAGAATAGGCGAAGGCGCGAACGGTAGGCCAGCAAACCTTTTTGTAGGAGCAGTAGGAGCATCCGACGGCGAGTTTCTGGTTCCCACTCTTTCCATCGTCGATAGTGCCGTAGCACACGTCGGGCGGGGTTGGATGCTCCACTAGCTTTTTTACGTGTTCAATGCGCTCCTTGATGTCATAACTTATGAGGTCATAGACAGGAGCCTGAGTGTCCTCCTCGTCGTACATGAGGTACGTGAGGTGACCATTCTGCTTGTCCATTGCTAACCATCCAAATTTAGTAGCACCTTCTGAATACGCGTATCCTTTAATTTGAGCCACGTATCCAAATGGGTCGTCATAAGCCAGTGTACCGTCTTTGAATTTCCTAAACCCATAAGTTGAAGTGCTTTTAACGTCAGTAACAATACCGTTGATTTTACAGTCCATCGAACCTGTAATACCGTTAACCTCACACTTCTTTTGTTCATCCGTTACCTCATGACCTGCGGCTCTAGTTAGAAACAGTAGCATCTCCTCAATGAGGTGACCGTAGAGGAACTTGATATAGGTATGGCCTTGGATCTCATCGGACTTTTCTACGTCGTTGTAGACGTTCCACAAGTAGCGGTCCTCGCGCCCGATGTTGGACATGCGTAGCTTACGTCCGTCACGCTTACGACCACCAAACTCGTTACGCATGAGGTCCTTGACGTTCTCTCCGAAGAGATCAATAGCAGACTCTAGGTCCACGCCTTCTGCTACTTCTTTCGTCTCCATCAGTTTGTAGATGTCAGACACTAGTGTGTACACGCTCTTCATACGTTAGCCTCAGTGAGTTTCTGCCCACGTTGTTCCAATTTGGAATTCTCCGTCAAGGGGGCATCTGAGGTTAAAGTGAACCCCTGCCGCCTTGAGGCATTCAACTGCAAGCCAACCGTACTTCTCTGCTTGGTCTGCAACCACCTCCGATTGTACTTCATCATGTATGTTTCCTACAAAGTTGTAGTCTAGCTTCCACTGCGTTGCGTAGTCGTCCAGTATGACTAAGGCCTTCTTCATTACGATGGCTCCTGCCGCCTGTAACAGGGTGTTCAATGCAGCATGTTCAGATCTAACTCTAAGTCTTCGACCGTCAAGTCCTGTGAGATAGCCTCTCCCAGAAGCTCTAGCAACGCGTTCTCGTAGACTTTCAAGAGCAGGTGTATTTGATAGAAATCGTCGCTTAAGATGTGCGCCGTCTTTTGCGCTTCCGCCAACGATAGTTCCGATCTTTGCATCTCCTGCTCCGTAGAGGAAAGCGTAGATGAAAGTCTTAGCTTGAGGTCTTGTTTCAAGCCCTGCAGCCATTTGGTTTCTGGTGTGTATGTCTTCGGTGAGGAGGACATTGGTAAACTCCTTATCGTCCATGTAATGTGCCAACATTCGTAGCTCAAGGCCACTAGCGTCGAAACCTACTAGCTTCTTCCCTTCAGGTACAGTCCAGCAGGAGCGACACTCGTGCCCATACGGGCTGTAGCTTGCTGGGACTTGGGCCATGTTGGGACTCTGGTGGGTCATACGTCCAGTGACTGCGCCGTTGCTAATGACACGACCATGAACTCTACCGTCGTCCTGCAAGTGTTCTAGCCATGAGTGTACCTGTGCGTATCTCTTTTGTAGCATCAAGTATTCACTAACTGACTTAGCCTCTGGCAGGTCGATGGTGTCTAGTACAGCCTCATCAACGATGGGATTCCCTTTCTCCGTAACTTTGTCAAAGACCACACCAAGCGTCGATAGCCTACGCGCAATCTGTTGTCTAGATCCGACATTGAAGATCTCAACTTTGTCTTTGAGACGCTTACCAGTTTTCTCAGACCACCTCTCATGTACAATCGGAGGAAACTTCTCTTGTAGTTCCTCTTCAATTTCATTCATTCTCTCCTTAAATGTTGCTAATAATTCACGCGCCAGTTGCTGGTCCAAGACCCAACCGTTGCGCTCCTGTTGCTGGACTATGTACTGCACCTTGTGTTCCAGCTCAATACACTCAGGGTCAAACCCAGACATGTCTCTGGTCAGACTCTTGTGCACTGCTTCTGTGACTGCTACGTCCTGTATGCAGTAGTCGATCATCTCCTCAGACAACCTAGACCAATCACTGTGGTCACCTTTTGGGAAGCCCAAGGTCTCACCCCATGACCGCAGAGAGTGTCCACCCTGTCTACTAGGGTCAAACAGGCGTGACAACACCAGTGTGTCCACTATGCGCTCAGGGGCCACAGAGATCCCCCAGAGACGTTTTAGTACTGGTAGGTCATAACCTATCAGGTTGTGCCCACAAACGCTCACAGAGCCTTCTAGGGTCTTTCTGAGCGACCTTTGGTCTAGGTGTACCTCAGTTTCTCCGTTTTCCCGTGTTACAACACACCAAATGGTGTCGGGAGTCAGGCCGTTGGCTTCCAAGTCAAGGTAGATCAAAAGTCATCTCCTATGTGTGGATTAGCTACTTCAGACAGACGACCCGTGGTGCGGTCATAGGCCAACCAACAGGCAGGCCCAGTTTCTCCGGTGTACCGATTCTTGAGAACCCTAACCGTTGTTGTATTACGTACGTCCTCGTTCTCATTCTGTTGATCCCGTTCCATGCCGATGACAATGTCGGACAACTGAGCGATTGCTTGAGAACCCCGAAGTTCACCCAAGCTGATCTGGGCACCGTCCTCGTGTGCCTTACCTTGGGATCGTCTTAGGTGTGACACGAGGAACAGACAAATGCCTGTCTCTGCCACTAAGGTCCGTAGCTTGGTCATAATCTCGTCTATGGCTTTTCTTTCGTCTCCTGACTCTTGGGAAGACACGACGATTGACAAGTGGTCCAATATGACGTACCGGCAGTCAAGCGCTTTTGCCATATAGCGAACACGGGCGAGGAGGTTATCTGCTGAAGTTGACCCCCAATGGTCGAATAGGTAGTAACGTCCTGTTCCCAGTGTGCTCTCCCAAAACGGTCGTAGTTGGTCCACAGGCGTGTCCTCTTCCAAGTGTAGAGGCCTGTTTGCCGCCACCGACATGATACCAAGCGTTGTTCGGGCCAGATCTTCCTCAAGCGCCAAGACTCCAATATTGCCTTCGCATCGGCGTAGAAGATCGTACTCAATTTCTCTGATAAATTGGGACTTTCCCATACCACTGCCGCTAGTGATCGTGACGAGTTCATAGGGTCTATGTCCTCTGGTTATGTGATTAAGGCCTTCCCAAGGGTACGGGATGGACTTCACGTTTCTCTTTTCTACTAGCTTGTCCCATGTGTCAGTGCCAGCTATGATGCCATCGGGCCTGTAGACCTTCGCATTCCACCAGTGTTGCGTAAAGTCCTTGACCCTGTTCGCCATGAGCATGTCACCAGCGTCCTTCAGGGGTAGCTTGCAGATCTTAAGCTTGTCGGGACTGAAGAGGTCCTTGACCTGCTCTACTGCTTCTTCTCCTGCCTTGTCATTGTCAAAGCAGAGAACTACCGTGTCGTACCCTTCGAGCCACTCTAGCTGGGCCTTGATCTCCTTGGCGGCATTACCTGCGCCTGACCGTAGAGACACAACGTCCCACTGCTTACCTGACATCTCATAGATCGCCAAGGCGTCCAGTTCGCCCTCAGTAATCGTTATGTAGGTATCTCTATTGCACTGTTGTTGTCCGAAGAAGCCGACGTTGCTTACGTCCCCCATTGACATGAAGCCTTTGGTCTTGACCTCGCGTACCTTTGCCGCGCACAGGTCTCCCGTGGACATGTCGTAGTAGGGGTAGTAGTGTTTCTCTATTTCACCCGTGGAAGTGTACTCAACGGTGACCCCGTAGCGCCCACAGGTGTCCTGAGATAAGCGCCGTTGGGGTATGCTTGAGACCACTCCCCTGAAATTAAGGGGCTTGGCCTTGGGTAATTCTGAGGTCATGCCTTGGTCTCCACCGTGAACGTGATAGTCGCAACCAGCGCCAAAACAATGTTGGCCCCCGTCGTCGTAGATAGCGAGAGCGTCCGAAGAACCACACTCCGGACAACTCTCGTGTCTTAGGAACTTAGAAGTCTGCGGCATCGCCTACGGCAATCTCTGCTTCCTCTAGTACTTTGACCGCCTCAAGGTAGGTTGCTACGCCATGCACTGGGTGAGGCTGACCCAGCTTGTACTTCAGGCGGACTGTGGAGTTGTATGGGACTTCTCCGGTATAGGGTGTACCCTCTGCGTCAAAGACCTTGATCTCGTACTTTGATTTAAACTTGCGTTGCTTGTTGCCTTGGTAGTCCTTGATCTTGACACCGTTGGCCGCAAGCTCTGCAGCATCGTCTTCTGACATTGTGATGGTCATGGAGTAGGCTCCAGTAGACTGACCGTTGAACACGTCATGTGCAGTCAGGTTGCTGAAGTTAACTACGCCTTCTACTGTTGTTGCTGTCATGGAATAATCTCCGTTGGTTTTGGTTTTAGCTCTGGTTTTCCCCAGAACATGCTAATAGTATACACTAAATGAATTTACCTGTCAAAAAAGAATCTATGATTTGCACACAAGTGTACATAATGAACATCATAAACCCTATACCCCCAGCAGGACAGATCACATTGGCTTTCCACGGGTTGTCCCGTATCCACTGCTCTAACTGCTGTTCCGTCATCATACTATATTCACATACTCCTCGTTAATGATTGTCTGCACATGTACGTACCCTTCGGGCCAGTACGTGTAGGACTCTGCGAGTGCTTTGGCTGTCCTGCGTACTGAGGCCTCAAAGTGTTCGAACATCCCTAGTTCCTCTTTGTAGTACCAGAAGGGTATGCGTAGGACTGGCTCTGCAGGTCCACGTTCCTCATAGTACACAATGATCTCAGCGTCGTTACCAATGGGGCCGTCATTGCCAAAGTGCTTCGTGTGGTCGTTCTCTGGCTGTTTCACTGGTCACCCTCTAGTTCTATGCTTTGGAACTCTTCGTCTATGTAGTTGTACTCTGAATCATGAATTTCTGTCTTCAGTAGTGCCAACGCTTCGTCCTCTGTTTCTGCAGAGATACGGTAGACATGCTCTATTGTTTCGATAGTCTTAATACAATATGTACTCATGATTCACCCTCCGGTAGTTCGTCACTGGCTAGGAACAAGATCTTGTCCAGTGTGTTCTTGGACATCACCACGTTGCCACGGTCGTCCAGAGACAGCTCTAGGTCCTTGCGTAGCACAAAGGGTATGCCACCCCAAGGGTCCCGCCTCATGATGTCATTTGTCACTGTGCGGGCTTGTGTGTAGCCGAAGCAGTACACACTGTAGTCGCCACCGTCGACAACATAGATGCTCTTTTCGTCTATAAACATAAGTTTACTCCTGTAGTACTACTGTAGTTAACTACTACTGCTTCTACTTTAGTATATATACCTAAGTATACCTTAGTAGAGGGTATCATAGTTTTCGTCTTCTGTAAATATCTCATATTGGTAATATTCCATAGTTTCTGAGTCTACTCCCGAAGAAGCAACAGCAGAAAGACAAATACCACATAAGTCCAAAAAATCACCATGTGCGTCCTTTTTAGTCAATTCTGATTCCTCTAGTATTCGATTACATGCCTTACAACGCATCTCTCCAGTCCTCCCCATGTATCTCAATCATCATACGCTCTAGGTGTCTAGTGTTGAGCCTAGAGTATTTCCGTAGACAGTCCAAGCGAAACATCTCCGTTTCAAACTCGACTATGTGGTCTATCATGGCTTGCTCCTCTGGGTCTCTGGAAGGCTCTGGGATGTCCCCAGAGTCCTCCCCATAGTAACCCCTTTCGTATTCCTCAAACGTCATTGTAGGCCCCTTGCATCCGTTGTATAAGCTCGTCGATGATCTTCTGCTCCTCCTCCTTCCACTCCTCAATATCGTCAGGGTATACAGGAGTATCGTCTTCGTAGTACTCCTGATACTCGTCTGCCCACATTTCCCATGATTCTCTAGCCATCTTTTGTTTCTCCTAGTACGTGTACAGCTATCCAGAGGGAGAGCAGAGGGATACCCACTACCCACCCAAACACTAGAGCATAGAAGCCCCAGAATAAAACATCGTTTATCATTCGTCTATGTCTCCTTTTATGTATAACCAGAGGGTGATTATACCGGACGCCGCTAGTAATAACAACACGTCCCAAAATGGTTGCCAGCTCTCAAACATCTCTAGTCGTCCTCCTCAAACAGTCCCAAGTCCTCAGCACAGTAGATGCACACGTGCTGATCCACGGCTGTAGGCTGTGCCTCCATCGTGTCTAGGTGTAGCACGTAGCTCTCGTTTCTGTACCACTCGCCACATTCTGTACACTCGTAAACCTCTCCCATGTCTCTAGTCCTCCTCTAGTGTTATCTGGGCCATTCGTTTCTACCCCTCTCGTATCCCGTGGCATGTCCGACTATCCAGCCGAAGCCGAAGCAGGCTCCCATTAGTGCCACGGTCATCAGTGTTTCCATGTCTAACCCTCCTCTAAAAACGCCGTGAGACGCTCCACAGGAAGCTCCCTCAATAGTTCTTCAATCGCAGTAAGGTCTCCAAATTGTAGGTCCTCTTTTATCTGCTCAATTACCTCATCAATTATGTTCATCGTCGTAATCTCCGTATAAATCTCATGACAGACCAAAATCTCCGGTGGTTCTTGTCAGTGTCTAGGAATCCCAAGCGGTCCCGTAGACCGCATAGGAGCCGTGAGTAGTTGTTGATGGTGTACTCTGGGTACATGAAGCCCTTGCGTGAGTCGTAGATGTCCCACACGTGGTCCTCGTGGTTGTACCAGATTGTCCAGTGTCCAAATGTCATGCTGTAGCCCTCGCGTTGATGCTGTCCTGTGTCAGTGTGTCACAGTAGTCCGCACCTCTGGACTTCAGCCACTGGTTAATGTGCTTTGACGTGGTGACGCTCCAGAAGTCCTCTGTCTTGAAGTAGTGACCCTCTGGCGTCTGCAGTGCTACCGGTGTCTCGTAGCTGAAAAACACTGTAGTGCCGTCGGTGAATTCTACCTCTGTCTTGTTACTGCCTAGTTGTCGTAGTTGCATGGTCTTAAGCCCTCCAGTGGCTCGTGTGTTGACTCACTGCAGAGGACTCTAGCGAATCCCCTGCGATTAGTCAACCTCCTTATGCCGCGTATTCAAACTGGTCAAAGTATTCGTCTGGTCGTGAGTTTATGCACAAGTCCACGTCGATGCCAACCGATCTCAACTCCTTACCGATCTCTTGCATCTCTCGAATAATGTAGTTGCGTCTCTTCATCAACTTAACGTGCTCTGGTAGGTCCTGACCGTAACCACTGTTCTGCCACTCGTCGCTGGCGTAGTACTGTGACAGCTCCTCTAGAATCTCTGACCAGTCGCTGTAGTAAATGGCGTACATCTCAACAGCGGATGACAATGTGCGGTGGCTGTTCTCAAGTGTCTCGTGGAGACCGTAGTTAACTTGCTTAGTCATGGTTGTTGCTCCTGTTATGCGGTTTCTGTTAATGCGTCTCGTAGGACACGTATGTCCGAACGTATGCGGTCTGCTTCGTCTTCTAGCTCATGGTACCCCGTGACACTAGGCATGTCGTAGGCAAGCGCCACGTTCTCTATGTTCTCTAGTAATCGCTGTTTAAAGTCTAGCCAGCTCTGGATGTCTAGTTTACACATGATAATGATTCTCATCTAGGGGTGGCTTGGGTCCCCGTCTCGCCATGTGTGTAGTAAGCCAGAAACCTAGTTGAGAAACAAGGGTAAATATTTCACATAAATAGACTATTGACTGCCGGTATTGTTCCATCCTAATCGCGTGTGCGCGTGTAATAGATAGTGGCCTTGTGTGTAACCTGTGGATAATTAGCCATCCTGGATGTGGATACTTTTGTTAGTGACTACTAACCTATCTGTGGATAACTCTTGAGTTCAGGCGTAGCAACAATCATGCCAACCTATGGGGTCCAACATAAGTCCACACACTTGTCCACCCATGCAAATCCCATGCCAAGTTACCCCATGCAAGACTCGTGCCAACTCTGGTCGCTACCATAGGCCGCACCCTGTGTCAACTTTTGTTGAAACCCGCGTAAAAACTAGGGTCGGGGGAGGGGTTGACATCTGTTGTACTTTTGTAGTAGCCACCTAGACACAAAATAGGGTAAAATTAGGAAAATTACCCCTAAATTAAACACATGTAAGCTGTTGATTATACTCATGTTTGTACTTCTACTGCTTTTACCTCTAAAATAGCTTGACTTTTGTGTAAACTTATGGTATACTATTGTTGTAATCAGGGATAATTTATGTTATGACCGACGTTGTTAAAAAAAGAGGTCGTGGCAGACCCCGGAAGTCAGAAGTAGCCGCTGTAAAGCCCGGTAACAAGGGTGTAGTAGGCCGACCAAAGGGTGACGCAGCGATAATTAATGAGTACAAGGCTAGGATGTTGGCTAGTCCGAAGTCACGTAAGGTCCTAGAGACAATTTTTGATGCTGCTTTAGACAACGACCATAAAAATCAGGCCGCTGCTTGGAAACTAGTGATGGACCGTATACTACCAGTGGGTGCCTTTGAGAAGGACGTAGTAAAAGATGCTGGTCGTAACGCTATACAAATTAATATTTCTGGTGTTGGTGCTGTTGACGTGGGCACTCCTGAAATCATCGAAGGAGAAGTAGTAGAAGATGACTCTTAAGCACTTTACACGAGAAGAATTCGATTGTCAAGTCTCCGGTACTAACAACATGGAGCAAGAGTTTCTAGAGAAGTTAGACGAACTGCGGGGTGCATGTGGCTTCCCGTTTGCGGTGACAAGTGGTTACCGTCATCCAACCCTGCACCCTATAGAAAGAAAAAAGGACGTGCCGGGGACACATGCCCAAGGGATTGCGGCTGACATAAAAATAACTAATGCCGCCCACCGCTACACTATTGTGGCTAATGCTTTGAACCTTGGTTTTACTGGTATAGGCATTGCTGATACGTTTGTACATGTAGACACTAGGGGCACTACTCCAGTGCTTTGGTTGTACTAATGAAGTTTTCTCATGGTGACGCACTGACAGCGGGTTCTTCCAATACAATCCTAGACGTACCTGCTGGCTACGACGCTATAGTTACGTATTTGTTTATCTCTAATACTACAGGCAGTAGTAAAAGCCTCAGTGCTAAATGGGTACACAACAGTGTAGACATTGATTTCCTATCAGGAAAGAACGTTGGGTCAGGAGAGTTTCTAGAGTTCGGTGGACAGTTTGGTGAGTTTCTAGTAGCAAAAGAAGGAGACACCCTGAGTCTAACTCCAGAAGCTGGTTCTACGTTTGTCAGTATTATTTCTTTTGAGTTAGTACCAGCAACACCAAGGTTGAACTTTTGACTGATCTAAACATTGAGTTACTGCCTTGGCAGCAAGATGTCTGGGCAGACGACACAAGATTTAAAATAGTAGCTGCTGGGCGACGTACGGGTAAGTCTAGGTTAGCAGCGTGGATGTTAATAGTTAATGCACTTCAGGCGGACAGAGGCCATGTATTTTACGTCGCACCTACTCAGGGACAAGCCAGAGACATCATGTGGCAAACCCTTTTGGAACTGGGACATCCTGTTATTAGTGGTAGCCACATTAATAATTTGCAAATTAAGCTTGTCAACGGAGCCACAATCAGCCTCAAAGGTGCGGATAGACCAGAGACCATGCGAGGTGTCAGCCTCAAGTTTCTAGTCATGGACGAGTACGCTGACATGAAACCAGAGGTGTTTGAGCAGATCTTGAGACCTGCCTTGGCGGATCAAAAGGGTTGTGCAATGTTCATAGGAACACCTATGGGCAGGAACCATTTTTATGAACTTTACAAATATGCGGACTTAGATGATGACCCTACGTACAAAGCTTGGCACTTTACAAGCTATGATAACCCGTTGTTGGACCCCAGTGAAATCGACATTGCTAAACGCTCTATGTCTTCTTATGCGTTTCGTCAGGAGTTTATGGCGTCGTTTGAAGCCCGTGGTTCAGAAATGTTTAAGGAAGATTGGGTTAAGTTTAGTGAAGATGAGCCGGAAGTAGGAGATTACTACATTGCTGTTGACTTGGCAGGCTTTGAAGAAGTCAACAAGAAGAAGACTAAGAACTCCAAGCTTGACGACACAGCCATCGCAGTGGTTAAGGTCAATGAGCATGGTTGGTATGTTGACAATATCATATACGGTAGATGGTCACTTGACGAAACAGCAGCTAAGATATTTCAGGCCGTTAGAGATTACCGTCCCGTGTCGGTTGGAATCGAAAGAGGTATTGCTAAACAAGCTGTAATGTCTCCTCTGATGGACATGCAAAAGCGCTACGGTATGTTTTTTAAAGTAGAAGAACTAACACACGGTAACAAAAAGAAAACCGACAGAGTAATGTGGGCGCTACAGGGGCGCTTTGAAAATGGGTACATTACTTTGAGCAAAGGAGAGTGGAACTCTAGATTTCTAGATCAGCTCTTTCAGTTTCCTGACCCTTTGACCCATGATGACTTGGTGGACGCTTTGGCGTACATCGACCAATTGGCTAATGTAGCGTACAACTACGACTACGAAATAGAAGACCATGAAATTTTAGACGTGGTAGCAGGATACTAATATGGACGAATTATACGAACAAGACCCACTTATGGTTGAAGAAACAATTGAAGACTGGGTTATGACCAAGTGTGAAGACTGGAGGGACTACTACGAAAGTAATTATGAAGCGAGATTTGAAGAATATTATAGACTGTGGCGTGGCATCTGGGATCCTTCTGACAGCGAGCGTCGGTCTGAGCGTTCCCGTATTATTTCTCCTGCACTTCAGCAAGCAGTTGAGTCTAATGTAGCGGAACTAGAAGAGGCTACGTTTGGACGTGGCAAGTGGTTTGACGTTAGTGACAACTTTGGTGATACCCAAAAAGAAGACGTGTTGTTCTTACGTAACAAGCTAACTGAAGACTTTGAAAACTGTATGGTACGTAAAGCAGTAGCAGAGTGTCTAATTAACTCAGCAGTCTTTGGTACAGGCATCGGTGAAATAGTCATTGAAGAAATGAAAGAAATGGCTCCTGCTACTCAGCCTATCATGAACGGGGATTTACAAGCCGTAGGCGTAAGTGTCACTGAACGTGTTAAAGTAAAGTTAAAGCCCGTACTACCCCAGAACTTTTTGATTGACCCTGTAGCAACGTCTGTTGACGACGCTATGGGTGTAGCTATTGACGAGTTTGTCAGTATGCACCAAGTAGAGCAACTCCAAGAACAAGGAGTGTACCGTGAAGTATATGTTGGTCCTGCTGCTCCCGACACTGATTTAGAACCTGACCAAGACATTACTATTTACAACGACGACAAGGTACGACTGACTAAGTACTATGGTCTTGTCCCACGAGAGCTTCTAGATTCCGCTACAAGCGACGATGACGAAGAAGAAGTAGTAGAGGAAGACTCAGGCTCACGTTACGTAGAAGCCGTTGTAGTGGTTGCTAACGGCGGTATACTTTTAAAAGCAGAAGCTAACCCTTACATGATGGAAGACCGTCCTGTTGTTGCGTTCCCTTGGGACGTAGTACCGGGTCGCTTCTGGGGACGTGGAGTCTGCGAAAAAGGTTACAACAGTCAAAAGGCACTTGACACAGAGTTGAGAGCTAGAATTGACGCTTTGAGCCTTACTATCCACCCAATGATGGCTATTGACGCCACTCGTCTACCACGTGGTGCAAAGCCAGAAGTACGTCCCGGTAAGATGATCCTAACTAACGGAGATCCACGTGAAGTACTTCAACCGTTCAACTTTGGTCAAGTTAGTCAAATCACTTTTGCTCAAGCCGGAGCACTGCAGCAGATGGTACAGCAAGCAACAGGAGCAGTGGACTCAGCAGGAATTGCAGGTCAAGTTAATGGCGAGAGTACTGCCGCTGGCATTAGTATGTCTCTTGGCGCTATTATTAAACGCCATAAGCGTACACTGATTAACTTCCAGCAGTCCTTCTTGTTACCTTTTGTTAAAAAAGCAGCACACCGTTACATGCAGTTTGACCCTGAGTCTTACCCTGTTGCTGACTACAAGTTCAACGCTAGTAGCACTTTGGGTATCATTGCTCGTGAGTACGAAGTTACTCAGCTTGTACAGTTGTTACAAACAATGGATCGACAGTCACCTTTGTACAACACATTGATTCAAAGCATCATTGACAACATGAACTTGTCTAACCGTGAAGAGCTTATTGCGTCTATGCAGCAAGCAATGCAGCCTAATCCTCAAGCACAACAAATGCAACAACAAGCACAGCAGTTGCAAATGCAGTTCCAGCAGTCACAAACTGCAGCACTGTCTGCTCAGGCTCAAGAGTCGCAAGCACGTGCTGCTAAGCTGACAGCAGAAGCTCAAGCAGTGCCTCAGGAACTTGAAATTGATAAGATTAACGCTATCACTCGAAATCTTAAAGAAGGTGACGCTGAAGACAAAGAGTTTGAGCGACGTATGAAAGTTGCTGAGACTCTCCTTAAAGAACGACAGATAGAAGGCAAAACTAATGCTAACGGACCACGAACTACGCCTGCTCCTGCAGAGAGTCAACCAAGAGTTCCAAGGAACATTCCAACACCTAGCGGACCTACAAATCAAGGTGGACCAGTTGGAAACCAAGGTGGAGGAGTTATCTAATGCCAAAGTCCAAGGACCCAAAACTAGCACGAGCGGGCGTAAGCGGGTACAACAAACCAAAGCGAACGCCTAGTCACCCGACTAAGAAGTTTGTAGTAGTAGCCAAGGAAGGTGACAAGACTAAGACTATACGTTTTGGCGATGCCAAGATGACTATTAAGAAAGACCAGCCTGCAAGACGTAAGTCTTTTAGAGCACGTCACAAGTGTGACACAAACCCACCCAGCAAACTCACGGCGAGGTACTGGTCTTGTAAAAAGTGGTAAAACAGCCGTGAGGCTATTGCACGTCGAGATGACGTTAGGAGAACACAATGCGAAAGTTATTAGTAGCGGTAATGCTGCTGTCGTTACAGGCATCAGCTAACACCAAGATTCTCGTTGAGAAAGCAGATCAGCAGTACGTAGTAGTCCCGGACTGTGAAGTATCTGAAGACGTAACTCAAGTATCACTACGGTGGCTTAGAGTAGGCGCACCAATATACATGAATCACCAAGGGCGACAAGTCCGATGTACAATTGAAGACTACTATCAAGTAAGGAGTTAACTGTGAAGGTTAATGCGCCTAAAGGCCACCACTGGATGAAAAGCGGCAAAGGTTATAAACTAATGAAAGACCCTACAGACGGCTACAAGCCACACAAGGGTGCGTCTAAGTCAGCAAACTTTGAAGTTCAGAAAGTCCACAAAAAATAAGGAGGCTGCCATGCCAAACTGTTCAGGTAAACGCAAGAAGAAAGGCAAGAGCAAACCCAAGGGGTATTAAGATGCCTAAAGCTAAAGCTAAAACTAAGAAAGCTAACGACGCTTGTGCAAAAAAGGTCAAGTCCAGATATAAGGTCTGGCCTTCTGCATACGCCTCTGGTGCTGTAGCTAAGTGCCGCAAAGTAGGCGCTAAGAACTGGGGTAACAAAAGTGGCCGTAAGAAAAAGTAAGAAAGGTGCTGCCCTTAAGAAGTGGTTTAAGGAGGAGTGGGTAGACGTTAAGACAGGTAAACCCTGTGGACGTAAGTCTGCAAAGAAGGGTGAGTCTAAACGTCCGTATCCCTCTTGTCGTCCTAAATCCGTAGCAGCTAAGATGACTAAAGCTGAAAAGGCTTCTTCTGCACGGCGTAAGACAGGGCCAGCTAAAATTAAACATGCAGTTACTGCTTCAGGCAAACGTAGGAAATCTACAAGAAATGCTTGACAACTGCTAAAAAGTATGATATAATAAAACTATAGTTAACAACATTAGAGGAAACTATGAACACTGAGCTTGAAACCTACTTCGACAACTACTTCGAACTCTTCAATTCTGAAGGTTTCAAACAACTCTTGCAAGAGCTTTCCACAAACGCAACCCAATTAGCAGATGTACAGACTGTAAAAGACGCAGAAGATCTCTTCTTTCGTAAAGGTCAGGTAGCTGCTCTAGCAACAGTAATTAATCTACAGGCCACTATTGAAGCTGCCAGAGAGCAAGCAGAAGTAGAAGAAGAAGGTCCTGTTGATGTTTAAAATTTATGACTTCCGTTGTACTAACGGACATGTCTTTGAAGAAATGGTAGAGTCCGGTGTTACAACCAGTAGGTGCGGTTGTGGCGCTAACGCTACTAAAATGGTATCTGCCCCGTCTTTTCACCTTGATGGTTCTACTGGGGACTTCCCCGGTCAGCACATGAAGTGGGTACGAGAACACGAAAAAGCAGGTAGAAAAAAGTCTCCACAATGATTATAATCACGGAGTTTAATTATGTCACGAGCGCAAATGCTTGATCCACAACCTGAAGAGGAAAATGTGGATGCTATTGAAAACGAAGTAGACGAGATTCAACAAGAAGAAGAAGTTGAGCAACCTCGAGAAGAACCAAGCTTACCAGATAAGTACCAAGGTAAGTCTTTAGAAGAAGTAGTACAGATGCACCAAGAAGCTGAAAAGCTACTAGGGCGTCAATCTTCTGAAGTAGGTGAACTTCGTAAAGTCGTTGATGACTACATTAGTCACAGTGTAACGACACCAGCACCTCAACAATACGTTGAGCCTGAAGACGATATAGATTATTTTACGGACCCTCAAGGCGCTGTTAATCGTGCTATTGAGAACCACCCTAAGATTAGAGAAGCAGAGCAGTATACGGCACAGTACAAAAAACAGTCGTCACTAGCAACCCTTCAGAACCAACACCCAGACATGCAAGATATTCTTGGTGACCCCAAGTTTGCAGAATGGATTAAGTTATCTAAGATTAGGACTCAGTTGTTTGTACAAGCTGACCAGCAGTATGATGCTGAAGCTGCAGACGAACTCTTCTCACTCTGGAAAGAACGGAAGACAGTAGCGCAGCAGACTGCCAATGTTGAAAAACAGGCACGTAAGCAGACACTTAAGGCAGCAAATACAGGCAACGCACGAGGTAGTGGTGAGGGTTCACGTAAGAAAGTATATCGCAGGGCCGACATTATTAAACTAATGAAGAATGACCCTGACCGTTACCAAGCTTTGTCCGATGAAATTATGGCAGCTTATGCGGAGGGTCGAGTCAAATAATCTAGGAGATTGACATGGCTACTGCAACTTATCCGGGCGCAGCCGGTTTTACTGCGAAGACTGAAGCTGGAACATTTATTCCAGAAATCTGGAGTGATGAGATCATCGCTGCTTACCAGAAGAACCTTAAGATGGCTCCTCTTGTAAAGCGTATTGCGATGAACGGCAAGAAGGGCGATAAGCTCCACATTCCAAAGCCAACTCGTGGCGATGCGAATGCTAAGGCTGCTGACACTGCGGTTACTATCATTGCAAACACTGAGAGCGAACTGACTGTTGACATCGACCGTCACTTCGAGTACTCACGTCTTATCGAAGACATCGTAGAAGTACAGGCGCTTTCTAGCCTCCGTCAGTTCTACACTGAAGATGCTGGTTACGCTCTTGCTACTAAGATCGACACTGACCTGCACTCTTGTGGTACTGGTTTTGGTGACGGCGGTGCTGTTGTATTTGGCGCTGCTGCTACTGACTACCAGCACTCTGGTTGTTTCTTCAATGACGGCGGTACTACTACTCAGTACACAGACGACACTATTGTTGCTGGCGACGTGTTTACCGATGCGTTCTTCCGTGACATGATTCAGAAGCTTGACGACAACAACGTACCTATGGAAAGCCGTGTACTTGTTATCCCACCTTCTGTTCGTAACACTATCATGGGTGTTGACCGATACGTGTCTTCTGACTTTGTAACTGGTCAAGCAGTAAGCTCTGGTCTTATCGGCAACTTGTACGGTGTAGACATTTATGTCTCAAACAACTGTGCTACTATCGAAGCTGCAGCAGACAACACTGCCTCTTCTGTTGATACACGTGCTGCACTTTTGTTCCACCGTGACGCAATTGTCATGGCAGAGCAGCAGGCTGTACGTTCACAGACCCAGTACAAGCAGGAATACCTCTCAACTCTCTACACGGCTGATTGCCTGTACGGTGTTGAAGTATACCGTCCTGAAGCTGGTTTCGTTCTCGCAGTCGCAGAGTAACGATCTTAGGGGGTCAGCAATGGCCCCTTTTCCTTTTCTTTAGTAGGAGTAGTTAATGCCTATATTCCGTGGAACAGGCGGTTCTGGTGATGCAAGCACAGATGCTTACGCCTCAGAAGTAGCCACCAGCGCACAGACTGCCACTACTAAAGCAAACGAAGCAAGTGCTTCTGCAGCAGCGGCAGCAACTTCAGCAAGTAACGCAGCAGGCTCTGAAGCGTCTGTAGCGGCTGATGCGTCTACTGCATCGACTGCAGCGTCTAATGCACAAACTGCACAAACAGCTTCAGAGACAGCTAAGACAGCGTCACAAGCAGCGCAGACTGCAGCAGAGACTGCTCAAGCAGCCGCAGAACTAGCAGAGACTAATGCTGAAACTGCAGAGACTAATGCAGAGACTGCGGAGTCAAACGCTTCTGCTTCTGCTACTGCAGCGGCTTCTAGTGCTACGTCTGCAGCGTCTTCGGCTACTACGGCTACAACTCAAGCCACTACAGCTACGACTCAGGCTAGTGCAGCATCAACGTCAGCAACCAATGCAGCAACGTCAGAGTCTAATGCTTCAACGTCAGCAACCAATGCAGCAACGTCAGAGACTAACGCAGCGACTAGCGCAACCAATGCAGCAACCAGCGCTACTAACGCAGCAACTAGTGAAACTAATGCGTCTACCTCTGCTACCTCTGCAGCTACCTCTGCAACCTCTGCTGTTGGATCTGCTACGACTGCTACTACTCAAGCAACTGCTGCGTCCACTAGTGCAACCAATGCTTCTACTAGTGAAACTAACGCTGCTTCTAGCGCCTCCTCAGCGTCCACCTCAGCGACAAACGCAGCTACCAGTGCTACTGCAGCACAAACTGCACAAACGGCTGCAGAGGCTGCTCAGACGGCTGCTGAGGCTGCACAGGAAGCTATTGATGGTTTGTACTTAGGTGCATTGTCTTCTAACCCTACTGTTGATCTAAACGGTGACCCCGTAACAGTAGGTGATTGGTATTTTAATACTACTGACAACAGCACTAGGATTTATGACGGTACTAACTGGGACTCAATTAATCCTAACCTTGTTAACGACTCTACGCCACAACTAGGTGGAACACTGGACGCTAATGGCAACACCATTGACATGGGCACTAATGTCATCACTGACACTAAGGTAGGACAGTGGGACACTGCTTATGGCTGGGGTGACCACGGTGCTGCTGGCTACATAACTGGTAACGAAACCATTACTCTAACCGGAGCTATCACTGGCTCTGGCACAACATCCATTGCAACTACACTGTCAACGATTGACGGGGGAACTTATTAATGACCACGATTAAACTTAAGAATGGTTCTGGCGCACCAACGGCTGGGGATCTTGCTCAAGGTGAACCCGCATTAGACTTGACCAACAAGCGCCTGTACACAGAAGACTCAGGCGGTACTGTTATTGAGGTAGGTACTAATCCCGGTACTGACGTAACTTTTGCTGATAACCGTAAAGCAGTCTTTGGTGCTGGCTCTGACCTACAGATTTACCATGATGGTACGCATAGCAACATCAAAGAAAGTGGAGCAGGCGACCTTCAAATTTTTGGTGACAATGTAAATATTTATAATGCCGCAGGCTCACAAAATCTAATTAATTTGACTTCTGGTGGTGCTAATACACTATTTCATAGTGGTTCACCCAAACTAGCCACCACCTCCACAGGTGTTGACGTAACTGGTACTGTGACGGCTGATGGTTTGACTGTTGATGGTTCTGCTGTAGTTAGGTCTGGCAACACATTAACTCTAAACCGTACAGATAATGCTATTGGCGGTGCAATGTCTTACGTTGCGGGAACGGGTTTTATTTTTAATGATGCCAACGGTGATGGCACAAGTTTCAATGTAGGTGCGGCAAATAGGATGCGCATCGACTCCAGTGGGAATGTCGGTATTGGCACTAGCAGTCCAAGCACTAAGTTGCACTTAGGGGGTACTGCACCCGGCGATAGTATTATTCGTCAAGACTCTACAGCTTCAGGAACAAATTGGGAAATTGGAGAAAGAGAAGCAGGCAAGTGGCAAATCTTTGAAGACGATTCAGATTCTATTGTTGCTACGTTTATGTCGTCGGGCAACGTCGGTATTGGTACTAGTAGTCCGTCTTATCCTCTTGATGTAAAAGGTGTAAATAGCCTTGGTAGGTTTGCAAGTGACGGCACTGCATCAGAATTACAAATTATAACACCAACAGTTAATGTAATTGGATTTGATACAGGTACAAGTGATTCATTATATTTTGGTACTACTGGCACAGAACGCATGCGCATCGACTCTAGCGGCAACGTCAAAATAGGGACAAACACAGACCGCTTTAGCTACTTAACAGCTACCACTGCTAACTTACAGATTGACGGCGGTGTTGTATTTGAACCCGGATCTGGAAACAACGTAGAGTTATTTAACTATCGCTCTACAGCTATGCTCTTTGGTAATGGCGGCGCTGAAGCCATGCGCATCGACTCAAGCGGCAACTTGTTGGTTGGTAAGACTACTACCGCAGTAACAACTGGTTGCGACATGCGTCCGACAGGAAACATTGTTGCTTCAGCAAGTGCAGATAATCCGTTGTATTTAAATAGAAGCACAAGCGATGGAGATATAGCAGTCTTTGCCAAAGACGGCACAACAGTCGGTAGTATTGGGTTCGGCGGCGGCGCTATTATGTATAATGCCGCAAGTAACTACGGTTTAAAATTTTATGACGCAGGCGGTTCTAACATCATACACCCTGCAACGACCGCAGGAGGAGACAAAGATGCGTCTGTTGATTTAGGTTACGCAGACTCTCGCTTCAAAGACCTTTACCTGTCAGGAAATGCACAAATTGGAGACGGTGCAAATTTAACTTGGGGCGGTACCTATGGCGACGGCAACCCAACAATAGCGGCTAGTTCTAACTTTATAGCTTTCTATCCCGAAGGTAATGTTTCTGGCGAAGCATTTCGTGCCGATGCTTCTGGCAACTTGTTGGTTGGGACTACTTCTCTTTCAGGTATGGGAACAACCAATAGAGGAGTATTACTCAGAACAGATAGTGGCACGGCGGGTTATATACAAATCGCTGATTTAGGAACCGCCTCAAAGACACTAGCATATTTTCAAAATGGAAATGGGACTGTCGGAACGATAGTTACATCCGGGTCTGCTACTACCTACAACACCTCTTCAGACCAACGCCTCAAAGAAAACATCGCAGACGCACCTTCTGCTTCTGACGACATTGACGCTATCCAAGTACGTTCGTTTGACTGGAAGGCTGACGGGTCACACCAGAAGTACGGCATGGTTGCTCAGGAGCTACAGACTGTTGCACCAGAGGCAGTGTCTGAGGGAACAACCGAAGAAGACATGATGGGCGTAGACTACTCAAAGCTAGTACCTATGCTTGTAAAAGAAATTCAATCACTACGTGCCAGAGTGGCACAACTGGAGACTAACTAATGGCTACATGGACTATCGCAAACCTTGAGCGTAACTTGGCAGACGGCGGTGTAACCGTTGCACACTGGCGTGTTACTGAATCTGAAACTGTTGGTGACGACACATTTACTGCATCCTCATACGGCACTGTAGGCTTTACACCTGACCCTGACGCTTCTGA